CCCCAGTCTCGGCGGATAAAATACCAATAATCATTTGTGGGTCTACTCCGGCAGCTTCCGCAGAGCTGGACACTGTGGGTAAAAGCTCCTGTGGAAAGGGAGCTTTGTCTGCAAACTCTGTAACCAAAGACCCAGCAACAGGAGCGGGTGCAGGTGCTTGATACCCTGCTACCGCCTCGGCCCTAGCCATCCTCGGTACCCCGATACCCCCACCCATGTCTCCAAAATCACGTTGGAACTGCTCCCTATTTGCTGCAAGCTTTTCCGGAGATGCGCTCCCAGAAACTACTTTAGGACGAAAAGCCCCACCAATAGAACTTATAAGATTGCGGACAGGGGAACGGGAGGGCTCCGGACCTGTGTACCCCGTCGCGGGATCTTGTGCCACCGGCCTTAGCTGTTCCTGTGCTACGGGCTTTAAAAACTTCTCCGGGGATGCTTTGGGTTTAAAAAGAGGATTAAATATGTCTGAAACGTATCCCGACCCGCCTTTACTTACCAAAGGGCTGGAAAAGCCGGAAATATACTCTCTTATACTATCTAAAAAATTAGGCATCAGATTCCCGTCTAACCGTCTTCTCAACAAAATTCTTCATGTCGGACTGTCCCTCACAACGAGCGGTGTAGCGCGTGTGCTTTGTCGTAAAACCCTCTTGGGTTTCATCTAAAAAGAAGGCTCTATCTCTCTGAAATCGTGCGTACTCCGCCATATATTCTTGTATGGCCGCCCAGAACGGTGTGTCCTTAATCTCTTTCAAGGCCTCCGAAGCCGCAACTGAGATCTTCATCGGTCTTACCTTTGATTTAAATACAGGATTTTTCATAAGTTAAGTGTCGCCCCTCTAGGGATGATTCCCTCCGGAATCTCCTCTTTACCCAATACCCTACCGGGACTCGCGGCCTTAGCCTGGCCCCCCATAATTCCCGCAACTTCTGATACTCCTTTTACACCCCCCTGATCCAACGGACCCTTCGGAACGCCCTGTTCCCTGATTTCCTGCGCTTTACTCTCCGATAGAATGTGTTTTGTGAATATTTCGGCTATTTGTTGATTAAACTTAGATTTAAACTCCTCAGAGCCCATAAAAGCCAAATGCAGCGCTGTGTGGTCTTTTGTGGCGTAAGGCGTGCCCCCAATCGCACTTCCGGCCAACATTTCGGCATTTTCGCGATTTGCAAGCTCTAACATCACCGATTCATCAATTACGCCCTCTTTTGCGACCCCACCCTCAACTCTCAACTTATCGGGGTCAAATTCGTTAACTTCCGACATAATATCGGCTGCTTTCTCTATAGAATAGTATCCACTCTGAATTGCCGCCGCAATTACCGGATGTTGGAAGAATTCAGCCGCCTTTTGCTGTCTAAGTGGCTTGGAAAGCGGCAGAGAGGGCTCCGCGGTCATTATTAGGTCAAATCTGCCATAATGGGGGGTCACTAGATCCGGAGTGACATCAAAAAAGTTCACACCCTTGCTTTCCTTCTCTACAAGCTCCCCGGTCTTGGCAATTTCAATAGCCACGTCTTGAGTAATAATCCTGCGGAACTTAGCAGACCGAACTTCCCCTAAAATATTCTCTATATTAGGAGCAGAGTAGTATTGAACAATATTTGGAACCCGTAATCTTAAAATGTCGGTCATTAACTCTCTAGAAACCCTCCAAATCTTCATCTGAAGCGATTTCATGGTCGTTTCTCTGAAAATAGCTGCTTCAGTGGCCGTATTTGAGGGTTGCGGGTTCATAATTCCAGTAACATTGCGCCCATCCTCCTTTAAAAGCTCCTCTTCACGATAAGCTGAGGGGTTAATGTCACTATATTCGAGCATTTTGACCGCATTAGGATCGTCCACAGGTATCATGTGGGTAGGATGGATGATATTTTCTTCATCCTCGATGATTTCTCTGGTAGAAACAAACGCAGTCTTGTGAATATCAAGGTGCTGACGGTCAATTCTCATCCTTCGCAGAGTGGTAAGTTCGTCCTGAATAGACTCCAGCAGCTCCGGTTCCCCTCTAGCCCAGAATCCATTAAGTCTGGTGACGTCTGAGCCCTCTGCAAAAGGCAGCAGCTTGTGATTATAGGGGTTAGGTCCATCTCTGATAACCACGTCGTTTGCCATAATGATTAGCTTATCTGGAACTCTGCCCCAAAAGAAGAGAACCTCAACCTCCTCCTGAGAAATACCTGTCGGAGGATTATAGTACCGATAGTAGTCAGCATTTGTCCCGGCCTTAACGTATTGAGTTGCCCCAAACTGATCCCAAAAAGACCCGGCAAACATCTGCATAAACATTTCGTAATCTAAAATATACCTTCTAATACAATCTCGAGCTTTGTATCTACCTCTATTTACAGTTTTAGCAACAGGGTCGATAAAGAAATCGAATAAATCCACCTTTTCACCATAGACGTCGTTAAATTCAAAGACCTCTTTCTTCTTGTATTCCTCTGTTCCCTTCGCCAAATCCATTTTTGAAAGAATCTTGACCTCTTTTTTATCCAGGAAGAAATCCTCTTGCCAAATAGTTTTACCCAAAACCAATATTTGTTTCAAAGAGTCGGCTAACTGAAGATCCCCATCTCCTCTCTCCCAAGTGTAATCCACAATATGATTCATCAAAGTAGCTTTCGCCTTGTCCTCCGGTCCCCGTGGAATAACTCTTGGGCGGATAGTTTGACCAATCATCTCCGCTAAAGCACGTTCTATTAAAGTTGTGGTGAAAGGGGGAACAATGGTTGATTGCCAATCGTCTCCTTTAGGATCCCTTCGCGACTCATACTGCTTTTCCCATCTGATCCAACTCTCCTCAAGCCCCTTTCCATTAACATACCGACCGTTTCGCATAGCCGTAAGTCTTGAATACACATGCTTCCTCGTTTCCTGCTGCGCATCGGCTGGTTTATAAATACCTTCTATGTCAGCTCCTGATTTGTCACGAAATTCTATTGCCATACCACTATCATTATAACTTATCTGACTAGGCGGGATACCCCCCATGTGACGACAAAGTTTTCCTCTCCTTAAACCTCTTAGAAGGAAAAGACACTTCTAAAATAGAAGCAAGAGCATCCGCTAAGTCGTCATTCTTGCCATGTGGAAACCTCTCCAACTCGTCCCGAAGGTATTTTTCCAACCTATGTACAGGGTGATCTACCGGATGTTTGGGATGCAGAACAATCCCCGCCTCATATCTCGGCTCCAGCCCCCTGATTCTATCTTCCTTGGACATCTCCGTATGCCTCAACTCTGTAATAGGAAACTTATGTCGTCTGCGCTTCATTTCCTCCTCTACATAAAACTGAATAATCCTCTGAAAAGCCACAGACTCAATCGCCACTGTAATCGGACGATGTTTAATATCCCATGCAAAGATCTGATCAATTAGACGTTTAGGATTGACCTTATCCCTCCACATATCTAATATATACCAAGTGTTTTCGTGATCCACTCCCACACAAACCATCGCCGAATAATCTGCTTCCCTTTTCTCCGACAATGCGGGATCTACCGCAATAAACTTGTTCAACTTGAGTCCCTTGATGTCATCCGGCTCATAATATTTAAAATTCTTGAATGTGGCGTCCTCTCGAGGAACAGGTTCTAATAAATATTGTGCAGAAAAGTGAGCGTTTCCTTGGGACCTTTTTAAACCTTCCATAACAGTCCACGTGAGCCTAGTAGGAAAAAGAAGTTCAGACTTTCCCCACTCCCCGCTCCAGTGATCCCTCCCATCATATTCTCCATAAGCAGGGAGACGCATAACCGCAAAATCTCCAATTATCCCCGTTTCCGAATCCCTAATCCAAGAGTAAAGATCCGCCTGATGCCAGGTGGTACCAACTACTATCACTCTCTTGTGTCCAGCAGGAGACGCATCAACTAGGTCCAAAACGTCTTTGTAGAAATTCTTAACCTCCTCAATCCTCCCCATAGTCCTAATATTATCTCTGTTAACAAGGTCGTCTAAAACAGCCCAATCGTAGTGAGTTCCGGTGTAGTTGGCCTTTACTCCGGTAACAGATACGGTAGGTTCTTTGGAATGATAGGATTGATCCGATTCGGTGGCAATGGAAATAGCATCCTCTTTCCAATTCAACGCCCCCTCTCTCAAGTTCCCATATAAATCTATAAACTCCGGATTCTGATCCAGATTCTTCTTAACCTGACCTAAAAAAGAAGTGGCCATTGGATAGGTAGAGTTGGCAATCAGTCCTCTGGTCCCGGTACTCTTGGCAATCTGCCAGAGAGAAAACCCAACTGTAATGATCGAGCTCTTGAAAGTTCCTCGGGGCAAGAGAAGGAGCACCATCCGCTTCTCAATATTATCCTGAACAAAATCGCATACCTTCTTGTGCAGAGGCTCGTAAAGATCCTTCCACCCAATAACATCCCTATTAAACTTATAAAGGCTCTTGGCGTAATTGTTGCGTTTGGCCTGACGGATAAGCTCCGCATTTTTAATTATCTGGGCGATCATTTCCTCCCGTGACATCTTCATGTCTTTTGACTGTCCACCGCCTCTAACCTCCCCTCAATCGCATCTATAGTATTCTCCACCTCAACCGCCATCAACTGAATATTGGAAACATCTATCTCCGTATTTAGAGAGATGCCCATGGCTCGGATGTAAACCTTCCCCTCTTTATCCTTTAAGACAAAAATAATTCCATCCCGGGTCTTAAAATTCTTCCCATAAATATCCAGAGAACCCTCTTTAGTAGGAATACAGTGGTATTCGTAACCTTTGGGAAAGCCCTTCTGCATCAGAGTCCACATGCCCCATTCTGCTAGATTACTCCTGTAAGAAGCGAACGACCCTTTCCGACCCAGATCAACATAGTTGGCCGCCTCATCCCTCAAATCTTTAGCTTTAGAAATCTTGGCTTTCTCCACCCCCTCAACGTAAGCCGTCGCCCGCTCATCGTCTTCCATCACCTCAACAAAATCCTCATCTTTCTTTTCCTGAATATCCTCCAAAAGCTTGGGGTTAAAATCCTTCCGTTCGAGGTCTTTTAGTTCCTCCGGGGTAAAATCTTCATTTTCATATTTAAATTTATCGTCCTTGAAAGCGGACCCCTTTTTAAAGTTCGTCGACATATGTCTTTTTAACCATAGAAGCCAGCCAAGTAGCAATCTTTCTCTGAGGAAGTCCTTTTACCTTCCTAAATCCTCCTCCCCCAATATCCCTCCTAATGTAGATCTCATAAGTGTCCCAATTCTCAACCATACTACCTAAAAACTCCCTTATGTGAATGACATCCGTCCTCTCCCTAGTACCCCTTCCCTTCCTATCAGCATATTGTCTCCAAGGATGATTAGGTTTAGGCACCTGGTATGTTCTGGGTCTAGAGTTCATTATCCTCCTCTTTTGCAAGATTATTGTATTTCTCAATGTATTCAATCTCAGGGGGATCCAACCAATCGTAAACGTCCCAAACCTCATTTTCAGAATCGCACCCCGGACAGTAAGTTACAAAAAAATCCTCCTCTAGTTTAAAAACCTGCTTGTAGTTTATGATTATCACTCCCTGACAGCTACGGCAGACTATCTCCATATCATGATTGTACTATCTCTGAGAGAAAATAAAAAGTAGGGGACCCCGAGAGGCCCCCCTAATCCTAACTTTCCTGCCCAAAAAACTAGAACTAGCTTTATTATATCATGCCTTATTTGTCTTTTTTCTGGGGAAAACATAAAATTAAGTCTAAATAATGTCCTATAGCGTGGAATTACGGATTTCTAGGATGTTGTGGTTGTAGGGTTAGGTGCGGTTTGGTCCCGGGGTAGATAAAAATTACCACCTAACCGATAGCAAGTTCGCCGGGGGAAAATATATCGCACACTTGGGGCTGACTTACAGGAATTTTTAAATAAGTTCGGGGGGTGCATAGCCCCCCTTTATCCCATAGTTATACTCAAGCGGTCAGTATTCACACGCTATGGGTTAACGTCTTGATTGTCATACTATCACCAAGGGGTACTATTGCTTGTAGGTATAGGAAAAGAGGGGTAGACGTCGTTAAACATATAATATACGACGTCTGCTATTTACTTTCAATCGCTTTTGTAAGCATTTCCATTTGTTCTTGCATCATTTGCATTAACTCGCTGTCCTCTTTTCCTTGGAATGACAAGGAAACATTCCTTTTATCAATACGTTTGGGCGCATAGCTTCCACGTACTTTAAAGAGCATATCTAAACCACGCAAGGCGTCACTGTTGCGACTGTCACGGCCAACGCCTGACGTTATGGCCTCTTCCAAAATTTCTGCCGTTTTGGTAGAAGTTAAACCCACTTTATCCAATTCCTCGTTTAATGCCGTCACCACGCTTGGTTTTTTAAGGTTATCTACGGCAAGATTTCCCGCACCGGCTCTAGTTTTTGTATTATATCCGGCGTCGATTATCGCCTGTGTTGCATTGCCTGATCTTGCTAACGCCTTTGTAAATTTACGTTGTTTGATAGTTAATGTTTTAGTATGTGGAGATTTTGGCTTGTCTTTTGGCTTATCCTCTTTTGGCTTGTCTTTTGGGCGCGCCATGTCCGGATTATACCACTCTTGACAATTTCTAACCATTCTGTATACTTGGAACATATAGAATATATAGAGTCATGAAGAGTAGTGTCTCATGATAATTTTTCTATATACCGGACAGGCTCGCGGGACAGGCGCGAGCAACAAAAAGTAGTTAGTTTGAAAGGCAATTATGCAAGCTAAAAAACTATATTTTAAGCATATTTACTTAACAAGTGGATTTGCCTTCAGTCAAGAATTAATAGAAGGCAAACCGGCGCAACAGTACAAGAAAAGGCACGCCTGCCTACTTTCGGGTTATTGGTGTTGGCAAAACGCACAGGAGCATCCACAAGACATACTTATTTATATTAGAGGCAAACTATGCAAAAGGTAATTCAGAATATCAATGGAAAGGCAACAGTTAAGACTATATTCAGAGGTAGAGAGATAGTATTGAAGCCTAAACATAGCTTGACGTTAGATCTAAACAATGAGGAGGACAAGGCATTATATCGGCATTTATTATCTATTTACTCTTTTGTAATAGATAGAACCGCCATAATTTCCCGTGAGCCAACAGTAGATATCAGAGTACCGGTACAAAATACTTTTCAACGGAAATTGATAAAGTTTCTCGAAAAGGAAATGCCACGTGACTATCTTAAACGAGTTACATACAGTGATACCGAGATTATTATTTCATTTGGTGAAAAAAGGTAGGTGATATTCATGGATAAAATAGAGATTGAAACTTTAATTATAGATTGGACAGATATATACAACAAACTGGACAAGAGAACCGGAGAAGCAAAAGTTATTCAAGAGACAATACTGGATCTATTTCGCAAATTAATTATTCTATGAAAGGTTTAACAATGGACACAATCGCAATTAATGAACCTAACCATACTTTTGGAGAGTTAGTAGAAACAAGCGATCCGGCACTATTTGGGGATATTGGAAAAGATATCAGACTGGCAACAATAGGTCGGGGATATCGCAATGCGCCTATTTCATGGTTTAGAACAAATAACGAAAGGGTAATGGCTGAATATAAAGGATTGCACGCTGTATTTTGGGAGGTTTTTTAGTATTTATTTCATTGAAAATAGGTGATTAGATCTGATGATTTAATTGGCGGGGAAACTTCATGACGTAGTTAGTCCGTATCGTTCTAAACTTAAAATGAGGTGCGGCAGACTACAGGAGGGAACGCAATAGTTCGTTAATTCGATCCCCTCGCCCCGCCAACTAAGTTTAAAATCACGTGAGCAATTACAAGCCAATGTTTGGTACATGTAGCATAACTGACGCACATTTATTTTATTTAGAAAGTAGGTGATTAAAAATGGATAAAGAACAATTAATATATCAGATGTTAACAGAGAGTACCGGTATTAACATGATGGACAGTGGTGGAGGTGAAGGCCGGCACTGGCAACGAAACCAAAAGAAAACACTGGCTGACTTTAAAAAGGAGCCGGCTGTTGTACTCGATACTCATGATTTCCAAGATCACATGTATACCATCTCGGTATTTCATTATCTTAACAAAGACGACAATTTAGAGTTAGACAAGACCTGCGACCGGTTTAATGAGTTGGCGTGCGATGACTGGGAAAGCGAAGTATATGGAGTTAGTACAGCACAAAATCAGTGGCTACTTGATAATGGATTTGCTGAAGCTGATAGCAGGGCTTGTTTTCAGAAAGGCTCACTACTAAAGATTGAAAGCGAATTCAACACTTACAACCACGAATCCAACCTATCTCAAGTATTGCAGGGAACCGTAATAAAAAATACAGAGGAGGATTATTACGTACTACTGCAAATACACCAAGGTGCGGATGTTAGAGGTGGATATACCGATGCCAAAATGTTCAAGTTACACGAGGATTTTATGGCACTTGAGGATGTTTACGGGATGATTGATGGGGTACAAGTTGACAATCGTTACGATGGGATCAACCTAACGGACGACGACGGGAAAAAAGTGGATGTTAAAAGGGAATCAAAAATCGAATTGTGGATTGAATAAAAATATATATTTTACCGGAAAGTGGGTGATTAGAGATGGAAAAGAAATATATCGCAGTTGTTACGACTGACCACTATATAGTGGAAAAAGACGAGGACGGCATTTTCTACTCGGAATGGGCAGAAAAAGACCCTTTTTCACGCAGTTTGGGGAGATTTGAGACGTTCGAGAAGGCACAGAAAGCCATAGATGTTGCCAATGAGAGGGGAAACTGGGCAAGCGAATCCATCGAAACAAATGAGGATGGAGAGATTTGGTCAAGGGTTGGCGAAGTTTACAGGTGCGGGGAGTGTGGACATGAGACATGGGACGTAATAGAGATAGACGACCGGAAACTGATGCAATTAATATAATTGATGCATCCGCCTCTTACTTCGCATCAGTTTGTGAGGGGCGGATAAAAAGAGAAAACATGAGAACACTAAACAAAAAACAAAAGAAGTTACTAACAGAAGCACACAAGGAACACGGTTGCACGAGCGTATGGGAATTGCCCTATGAGGTATGGGAACAAGTAGAGGAGGTTAATAACCACGAAACTATATATCAGAACATAGACCGGTTTTTGTCTGACTTGTATTTCGACAGCATATACAAATAATTAGTTAATTGAAAGGAAAAAAAGATGATAATAATGGGCATACTATTATGTTTGATTATCTTTCTATTAGTCTTAGACATAACGACTGATTAGCTAGATAGCAGACCCCGACAGTAGTGATTAGTTAATTGAAAGGAAGAATATGGAAAAAGCAATAAGAAGACTTAAAAGGGCATGGGAATTATCAAAGTATATCCGCTTGATGAATGGTGGAGTGTACCTAGAATATAAACCCAACGCCTTCTACAAGGTGTCGATTTGCGGAGACTAGATAACAGACCCCGACGGCATGCCGGTGTGCCGTTCGGTTTGTTATTTATTTAATCGAAAGTGGGTGAATTAAAACATGAATAAAAAAGAGTATCACATAGATAA